CAGCAGATGGCTATGCCAGTGCGAATGCGGCAATAAAACTGAGGTGTATTACCAAAACCTCACCTCTGGCAGTGTGCAGTCCTGTGGCTGTTTGCCAAAAGGTAGGAAGTCTGGCTCCAAGAATAAAAACAAGCAATGATCATGAATACCGAAACACCAAACGAATGCCAGCAATCTCTCCTGGACGCTGCAAAGCAGATCGTTGATGAGCGTGGCAAGGACTACGGCGACAGCCAAAAGAGCTTTGAGCGTATCGCCAAGTTCTGGAGCGCCTACAAAAGCGTGGAGATCACTCCAAAGGACGTAGCTGCCATGATGATCCTCCTGAAGATCAGCAGGTGGGTAACGAGCGATAAACCTGACACGCTGCTGGATATTGTTGGGTATGCGGAGTGTGCAGCGAAACTTAACAAAGCTGAATAATATTTGGGCTATGCGGTCCTGATGCCAGACTTTGGGAGGGGAAGATGTGAAAAAGTGTAAAAGTCGAGCACATGCAGAAAACAGGCTGTAAACCATTGATGATCAATGAGAAAAGCGCGTAAAGCTAACATAATAGAATAGACAAGTGGTTAACACAATTCAAGATAGTTCATGTTGACTCTTAACTAGAACTAACGCATTATGAGCCATGTCATTCATCAAGGCACACTGCGAATTAGTCACTTCCTCAGTATGGGAGGGTCCATATCACCAAAGGATTGCGTGGATGGCATTGATGGTGACTTGTAAAACTAACGGCATCAGCCCGATTACCGAGGCGTCTCTTTACCGGGTGGCAAATATTACCAAGGAAGAAGCGGATGACGCAATTCTAGCTTTTACATCGCCAGACCCAAAATCACGCACCCCAGATAATGAAGGGAGACGTATCGAGCGAGTCAGCGGTGGATTCAAAATCCTGAATTATTTTCAGTATCGAGATATAAGGACTCCTGAACAAAAAAATGCCTACATGCGAGATTATATGAAAAAGTATCGCAAGCAGAAAAAGGATAACCTTTCGTGGGAGGAGGTTTACAAGATGGAGGCAGACGACGCTATGACGCTTCCAATACCTGGTGAGTTTGATGCCTCAGTCGAGGCTGCAATAATCGACTTTCTCAATATGCGCTATGAGCTAGCGACAGCACCAAAGCGTAAGCAGGATCGAGTTCGTTTCTCTGCCTCCATGGCAAAAGCCCTTTTTGACGAAACCCGTGTAGCACTCATAACTCTAACAGCAGCCGAAGTGGCAGCTAAACTGCGTAATACAGCAATCAGCGGATATCGCTCACCGCGCTTCAACTCGATCTACCGATGAATATTCCAGAAACATTCAGGTTACCAGCAGAAGCCATGGCTGCTAGAAGACTAACTGGGATAACAGACGACAGCCAGCGCCAAAAGATCATCAATGAGATTTCGGAAGATGAGTGGAAGATCGACAGGGTTGAGTGGCGAAACTGGATGGATATGATGCGAGGTAAATTTGCCAGAATACACACAACACCACAAGAACGAGTGAAAATCACTCTTGCAACCTATCGCAAAAAGCCATAAGCTATCAATTATATGGAAAAGAAGTTCTCTAAAACGATCAAGAATCCTGATACTGGCCGTGAAAAGACGGTAAAATACGGCCAAAAAGGCAGCAAAATTGGTCCTATTGGCAGCAAGCGTGCTGATGCGTATTGTGCTCGCAGCAATAACATTGCAGGCGATTGGCGCTCTGATCCAAATTCGCCCAATTCCTTGTCGCGTAAAAAATGGGGATGTTCAGGTGCTAAAAGCGTGAAGAAGAAGTAACATCATGAATACTGAAACAGTCTGGATGTCAGTCATTCTTCTTTGTATTTTCCTGGTCAAATGCCTGACCGAAATCGGAAAACATAATCTCAATCTACCATGAAAGACTCCTGCTACAAAAAAGTCAAAGCAAGCTACGACGTGTTTCCATCGGCTCGCGCTTCTCAAGCCATTGCTAAATGCCGCAAGGAAAGCGGCAATGTTCGCAAGACTGAAGCTGGCTCCAATCTCAAGCGATGGGAGAAGGAGAACTGGAAAGACCAACGCACTGGCAAGCCTTGCGGATCAGGTGGCGATAACGAGTATTGCCGACCAACGAAGCGAGTTTCATCCGATACGCCTAAAACAGCTAGCGAATTAGGGCGCAATAAGGTTCAGGCCAAGATGCGCGAGAAATCCCGTGTTGGCATGGGCGCTAAAGTCAGTGCAGCTAAGTAACAATTTGCCCGCCGTGCCTGTGCTAGCCGAAGTACCTCGCCAAATCGGATTGGTAATTACCGACGAGAAAGTAGTGGTCGAAAAGCGCATCAAGCATAATTGCCCATGTTGGCTACCGTGTATCCATAAGAAGGAACGGATGAGGCGGCGGCGGGCAGCTAATTTCAATAGATGACAATCTCACTACTTCACGCCACAGCTCGCCATCAAGCCGCCAAAGAATGCCAAAAGCTCTGGCTTAAGCGTGCTGAAAACGCTTCCAATATTGAGATTATCACATGCGTTGATCATGATGATTCTGCGTGTAGAGAGGCGTTTCCCAATGCTATTCTAAACTATGGACAAGGAGTCGTCCCGGCATGGAATGAGGCCGCTAAAAATGCTACTGGTGATGTTTTAATTGCCATAGATGATGATTGGCAACCGCCTCATTCTTGGGATCAAATTATTGAGTCCTACATGTGCAACGGTGCAGACATTCTCCATGTTGGTGACAAGCATCGGAAAGATCAACTCATCTGCCACCCAATTGTTTCCAAAGGCTTCTATCAAGCGATGGGATATTTGTGGCATCCATCCTTCAAATCTGTCTATTGCGACAACTGGTTTTCTGAAGTGGCAACGCGATGGGGGTATATTGATGCCACAGATGGCGGTAAAATAGACCTTGGATTTGTGCATGCTAATCCATCGCAAGGATATGGATCAGAAGACGATGTGGCCCGCAAATCTAACTCAAAGTCCCGCTATGAGCATGGTGGAGCAATGCTAGCTAAACTGCAAAATCAGACTATTCTAGCATTTACCTGTGCAGGTCGTCCTCAGTATCTCAAGCCGACTTTAGATAGCTGGTTGAATACAGATTTATCACTTGTTTCATCTGTCCATTTCTTTATCGAACCAACAGATAAACGCGATGATTGCGTTGCAGTTATTGACGATTTTGCTAAAAGTTCAGTTGTTCCAGTAATCAAGCATTTCAATAAAGAAAAGTTGGGAGTGTTGCGAAATCCGTGGAATTTGTTTGACCATTGCTTCCGCATTGAGGCAGCAAAGTTCGTTATTCTTGGAGAAGATGACTTTTTGGTATCACCAGATACGCTAAACTTTTTAACCTACACAAGAACTCAATGGAATGATCAAACATTGGCAACTTGCGCCAAATGGGTTGGAAAAGGATCGGACAATAATCCAGTCACATTCCATCGTTCAACTGAGTTTACTGGCAACATCTGGATGACTGGCGCTGATAGTTGGAATCGCTATTTGCGAGATACCTGGGACTTCGACTATTCTAGTGGAAGCGTGGATGAAACGCCTTCAGGATGGGACTGGAATATACAACTGAGAGTTATCCCAAATAACAATCTTCACTGCATTGTTCCAACAGCGTCCAGATCGAAACATATCGGAATCACTGGCGTCCATTGCACAGAGGAAGTATTCACTGACACCGTTGCGTGGAACTTTGTAGAAGAATCGTATAAAGGCGTATATCGTGAGAAGCATGATGAGTCTGTTATGGCTGTTTCAGTTTTATTGATGCATAAATCAATGACTCACGCTGGCGATTTGGGAGACGTGTTGGTATCCTTGGCAACACTACATAATGCACCATACATAACCACGTTTTATTTGTTAGATAACGGGCAAACAAAAGGAATCATCTCGCGTGAACACCTAATTAGGCCGCTCCTTGAAATTCAGCCGTACATTGAATCGGTAAAGATTTACAATGGCGAAACAGTAGATTGGCGCTCAGAGGGATTCCGTGGTGGATGGGTGGATCGTAAACGAAATCTTGCTAATTGCCACGCTCAGCACGCATTTGATACTGGTTTTATTACCAAGATGCCAGACATGAGTAAGCCATGGCTTTTAAATATCGAGCCAGACCCTCGCTCCAATGGCAGGATTGTGGTGAATAGAAGCGCCCGCTATCAAAATCAGTTCTTCCAATGGCGAGAAATTGTGGCGCATTATGGCAAGACGATCATCTTCATTGGCACCACAGATGAGCATCGTGACTTCTGCAATAACTACGGAATTGTAGAATATGTTTCTACAGCGAATCTACTTGAGGCGGCTCGCTTAATCAAAGGATCAGAGTTATTCATCGGGAATCAAAGCTCGTGCATGACCATTGCAGAAGGCTTAAAGCATCCTCGAATTCTTGAGGGATCACTTTTAATTCCAGATTGCATTTATCCAAAGGCGCATAACGCTCAGTATGTCTTTGATGGAACGGTGACACTTCCAGCTACAGCTTATATTCCTTCTAAAACTCTCAAGTCTAATGCAGTGCATTGGTCGAATTTTGACACAACGATTGTTCCAAAAGTCGGACGAGGATATGGATGGATTTACGATCATGGCAATATTCGCATTCAAGAAGGAACCGTGAGAAAGGCAGCATTCAAGGTAGCTAGATTGCTTGGAATTAGCCAAGAACAAGCTGAAGAAGAAGTGGTTAAAGCCACCGTTAAAGCCGCGCCAAACTCTTTTAGTGGCAATCTACGCATGTCAAACATGACTGCTGCGATGGATGCACTTCATGAGAATGGCTACACAGATCATCCAATCTTTGCTCTCACGAGTGGAAATATTGGAGATTTGCTCTGAAATTCCATTTGACCACTTTCAATCAAACCATTATAACCAAGAAATCTTATGCTCTTAGCTATTCCTGTTAGTGCCAGTGATGCCAAAAACCTGCCACATACGGCGGAAATCTTCAAAAAGTTCGGTCCTTATGCTGGTTTCCAGTGTGCAATCTTTGCCCGCCTAGAAATTGAAAATGAAGCTCGCGTATTTGCTGAGCAGATTAAGCCTTTATTCTCAAATCTGGATATTCACATTATCGACTTCCACTCCAATGGAGCTACAGAAGCAGCCGCTAAGCATTTCCGCGCTGTTGCTCAGACGGTAAGTGAGAAATACACCGCTGGACCTTGGTACTTCTATGAGTTGGATAATACGCCAATTCAAATTGGCTGGCTGAGTAAGCTCCAGCGTGAGTATCACGAATCTGGTAAGGCTCACATGGGGGCAATCGTTCCAACCCGTGGATTTTCTATCATGCAAGATGGATCACTCAAGCCTTCATTTGGCGATCCACACATGGTTGGCACTGGTATCTACCATCACGCGATGGGCGCTCATTCGCCAAACATTGGTCAACTTGACCGCTCTATGCCTTGGGCTGGTCCGCTTGAGCCTTTTGACATCCGACTTCGCTATGAGGTTGTTCCACATGCGCACAACACGATTCTCATCCAGCACAACTGGAATACGGGCAATTACCGCGAGGAAGGCGGAAAGATTGTCTGCGATGACCTTTCTGGCGATCCTAACCTTAGTCACGCCAAGCCTTATGATGGGCATGCGGTAGTTGTTCACGGATGCAAGGATGGATCGTTGGCAAAACTGGTTCTGGCTGACAAGATTATCACTAAACTATCTGATGTTGGCAAAGCTGGCCCAAAACAGCCCGTTGAGGATACTAAAAGCCTCACTGGACAAGAAGGCAAGCCTCCAGCCGTTGGATTCCTCGCCTTCCGCATCAAAGGTGTTGTTGAAGCCACAAAAGACCGCCTTACCGCCAAAAAGATCGCTGAACAGCTTGGACTCAAGACCGAAGAGGTAGTTGCTGCCTGTGGCGAAACTGGCAGTGGATTGAAGGTTGCAGGGCCGCCCAAATGGGTTTCGTTGGTTTAACTTTTGCTCTATGATATTTCCAATTCACATCCAAAAAAACGTAATCAGCGGCCAAAGCAAGGGTTGTTTCCTTTGTATCCAATTCCGCTACACGCAAATTTTATTTCGCCGCTGGTGGAGTAAATCTGACAAGCAAGGGCTGCATATTTACTTGTGGGCACCCGTCCATAATCCTGAAACTGGCTACCATTGTAAACGTATGGCGATTCGATAAGAGATGATTGAAGCTATTAAAAAGCTCGTTGATTTGCACCAAAAGGCGGCGACTATCGCCTGATTATGTCCGATTTTACAAATACCCTAGAGTCTTATAATCCTCCTGTCGTAGATGACCGGGGTAAATTCCTCGCTGAACGCATCAAGGATGTTGGAGCGGCACGAAGTCTTTGGTTTCGTCTGCAACAGGCTGATTTGAAGTCGAATCAGCAGATGGCGAAGGTTCAGGCGATGGTCGATGGCGCTCCACCATTGGATCAAACTCAGCTTGCAAAGCAGGGGTTGGCATACATGTCCAACTTCAATCCAGGTGACGCTAAAGCTGTTCTGGATACGTCTCTAGCTGCGTTCTATGACCTCATCTCTGGCACCGAGAGCTTGATTGACCTTCGCACCAAGTACGGTTCCGAGCAGGAAAGACAGGAATGGTCGCAGAAGATGAGTTTGAATATGAGCCGCGTCATTCGTCGCTGGTCCCAATTTAACTTCAAGTACAGCTACATCCCGCACTACATGGTACTTCATGGTGTTGGCATTGCTTACTTCCAAGACCCTCTGAATTGGGAGTGGGACGTGACGAATCTGGCTTACTTCAAGATTCCTCGTCAGACACGCGCTAACGAGTCAGAAATCCAATACGCCTGCCTCAAGAAATTGGAGAATCCTGCCGACTTGATGAAGTACATCAACATGGGCGAGATTGCGGATGAGCAAGGATGGGATCGCGATCAGCTAAAGAAGGCGATCATGAACGCCTCAGAGCAGATTCCAGACATGCTTAACTGGATGGAATGGGAAGCTCGTTGGAAAGATAATGACATCACCTATGGCGAGACGAGTCCTTCTATCTCAGTGATTTACATGTGGGTTCAAGAGCTTGACGGCAGCTACTCCATGTATGCGTTTGCTGAGAATGGCTATCCGATAACCGATGGAGTTCCTGAAAACTTCCTCTTCAAGCGTCGGCACCTTTACCGTAACGCTAGCGAGGCGTTTACTTTCTTCACTCGCGGCATCGGCACCAACGGCAACTATCATGGCATTCGCGGACTTGGCTCCGACATGTTCAATGCCTTCCAGCAGTTGATGCGTTTGGAAAACAAGAAAGTGGATGTTGCGCAAACCGCTGGCCCACACTGGCAGGTTGAAAGTGAAGAAGCCGTCGAGAACTTCCGCATTGTTCCGTATGGCTTTGGTTACCTTGTGACGCCTGGAGCAAATCTTGTTCAGGTTCAGCAGCCAAACATCATCCAGAACATTGAGCCTGCCGTTCAAAGTCTGCGCCAGACGTTCTATAACAACATCGCACAGTACACGAGCAGTAAGACGCTTGATACCGGAAGAGAGATTTCCAAGTTTGAGGCGATGTCTCGCATGGAAATGGCTTCTCAGCTTTCCGTGACTTCCATTAACCTGTTCATGCAGCCGTTTGACCGTCTGATGAACGAAGTTGGCCGTCGATTCTTCCGTCCCGGTTACCAACGTAGCGAGCCTGGAGGTGAGGAAGTGTGGCAGTTCCGCCAAATGTGCTTGGAAGATGGTATTCCAGAGGAAGCACTGAAGAATATGGACTTGCGCTACACGCGAGCCAGTCGCTCCATTGGTTTCGGTAGTCCTTCTGCACGTCGCTTGGCATACGAGAACCTGATGCCTATGTATCCGTATTATGACGAATACGGCAAGCAGACTCTCATCCGCAACTTCACTGGCGCTATCGCTGGTTGGCAGATGGCTGACGAACTTACGACTCCCGCTGGAGCTAATCAGCGTCCGCCAATTGATGCAGCTATTGCAGATGCTCAGAATGCAATTCTTGCTCAAGGTGCTACTCAGGCAATCTTGCCAAATGAGAACAAGAGCGTGCATTTGCAGACTCACATTGCCAAGCTGACTGAGTTCTATCAGCAGTTTGACCAAGCTGGGCAGAATCCTGAGATGTACGCTCAGATCGTTCCGCCAATGGCAAACATCTTTGATCATGCTGCTCAGACTCTTGAGCAGTTCACTGGTCCAGAAGCGCCTCAATTCCGTCAGCAACTCCAACAGTTTAATGAGATCATTGTCAACGGCTCGCGACACCTACAGAAACAGCAGGCGATGGAGGCGGAGGCATCTGGTCAACCTCAAGAAAATCAAGGACCGTCTGAGATTGAAATGAAGATGGCTGAGTGGCGTGCAAAAATGGATCAGCGTGCTGAAGAGTTCCGCATGAAGATGGAACAGCGCCAAGCAGACGCTGCTCAAGCTCGCGCCTTGAAGGATACTGCTGCTGCTGCCGCAATTGCCCTAAAGGGCGCTTCATACCAAGCGCAGCAAGCCTCGATTAGAAGTTCTTTATGATACCAGCAAATACACAAAAAACGCGACTTGAAAAATTCAGAGATGGAGATGGTCCTGGGCGTCTTGCTACGCTTCTCAAAGACCCTGTGATGGTTGAGGCGCTTGCCATTATCGAGGAGAAGACCGAGCCAAACGACTCGATTTTGACTGGCCTTGTACGCGATTACAAAGCCGAAGCGCCTATGGTCATCTCTATGATCCATGCCGGACAGGCTGGTATTCGTCGCACGTTGCGATTGTTGAAAGCGTTGGCATTTAAGCCTCAAGCCGACAACCAGCACATGGACGCTTTCACTCTTGAAGCGTATAGCCACATTGACGAAAAATATCTTGAACAGACTCATCAGTAAAATATATGGATACAGAAAACACACAGCCAGCAGAATACGACGCAACAGCAGAAGCTCAAGCCATGTGGGATCGCGCCCAATCGTTCCTTCCAAAAGAAGAAGAAAGCGCCAAGGTTGAGGAGAAAGTTGCACCTACTGATCCAGAACCATCCAAGGAAGATGTGAAGCGTGATGAGCCTGGAGAAAAGATTGAGGAAGTCACTGAAAACGATCTTCCAAAAGGATCTAAAGCTACTCCTGAAGCCATTTCCACATGGAAGGACATGAAGGCTGAGTTGAAACAGCTTCGTGAAGAACGCGACAGCTTGAGGAACACGCTTCCTGAAAAGGACAAGACTGTTCAGGAGAAGATGCTTGAAATCGAAGAGATGCGGAAGAAGATTGCCGAGTTTGAGGGCAAGGATATTTCCGCATACGAGAGACGCATTTCCGAGATGGAATCTAAACTTGGTGAGCATGAGCAGTTCCGCTCCATTCACGATGTTCAGAACTCCACTGCCTACTATGAGTCCATCCTCGAACCTGCTGCCGCCATTGGTCAGGCAATTGAAGTTTTGGCAGGAGCTAATGATGTTGATGCAAAGACGCTTCAAGGCGTTTTGGAGATTAGTGATCCTATTGAGCAGCGTAAAAAGCTGCGCGAAGTGACTGAGGGCTGGCACCCAACAGATGCTGCTGAACTCATGGAGCATGCTCGCAATACTCAGACGCTTCTCAGGAAGTCGTCCGAGATGCTTGAGAATGCTGACAGGGCTAAGCAAGAGCTTTCATTCATGGAGCAAGAGAAAGCTCGCAGAGCTAAAGAAGATGAAGACAAACAATTCTCGTCTGCTACCGAAGCTGCAAATAAGCTGCTCCAAGAGAAGATTCCATTCCTCAAGGATAACAAAGAGCTTATGGATGCAGTCTCAAAGGCTGAGATCAGAAAAGACCCTGCTAGCATGGCTGTTGCAGCGCGTGCAAGTGTGATTCTTCCACATTTGCTTCGTCAGCTTGACGAACGGAATGCTAAGATTTCTGAGCTTGAGACTTCGCTGAAGTCGCGCATTGCAGCTTCACCTCGTCCTTCTAGCACCTCTACGCCTGCGAGCACGAACGATAACCTGCCTACTGGCTACGACGTGGATTCGATTATGGCTCGCTTCCAAGCTCACCAGCGGCAAGGGTGATTTCATCACTGTAATCAGTCCATCTGCGGATCATTTCTTTTGCTAGAAGTAGCTTTTCATTGGAAGTGAGAGTACCTCTCCAATCCTCAATTGGATCAGGGTTTAATTGAGCTTGATAAATTGGAGAATCATAACCTTCATAAACATCCAAACTGTCATCAATACCAATGACAGATTGATATGGATCTAACTTGGCAAGAAGCTCTTTGATTGTTTTTGATTCAGTGCTCATGGCATAATAATCAACGGTGCATCGTCATGTTTAACTTCCTGATTTTGCTTGTTGAGAATATGAAGGTCTTCAACAGAAGCCTTCTTCTTAAATTCGCGCACTTGAAGAAGCGCCTGCGTGATTCGCTGCATCATGCCAACGAATGGCTCATGCTCGTCTTCTGACTCAAATACGGGAGATTTGAAGCCTGCCACTTGGCCTGTTTCGTCGTTACCAATAACGAGTTGTGCCTCAAAGCGGGAGTTTGAGCCAACTGGCAGTTGGTCGATGCGGATGTAGATGGATGGGGTTGTCATATAGGATTGAAATTGGCAACGCCGTGGGAGCAACCAACTCGCCACGGCGTCTGGCACTAGGGACACATGAAAACAAAACCTCGTGCGTGATTAAGTGTCGCAGATGGATTTGGATTCGTCAAGAATCTCTTGAAAAGAGAACGATACTGGGTTAAAAAAGCAATGCCGCTGGAATTGGCGTTCCGAGCGGCATCTATCAACACAACTAAAAGAACTAGTCATGCAGAATGAAATTATTATCACCGACGTGGGCGATAAGGTCAAGAAGAAGCGTTGGGACACCCGCGAAGATGGTAAGGTCTTCTGGGGAATGAGGGGAGATGGCCGTGAAATATGGCTACCAGTGGAAACTGCCAAGAAGCGGCAGGCAGATTCAGATCGTCGCAATGACGAGTACAGAAAACGCAAGTTGGCAAAAGCTGTTAAACCGGAGAATCCTCGGAAACGTGGGGAGACGCGGGACGACGGAATGATTTTTTTCTCGTATTCCAATGTGAGAGAAGAGGTGTGGGTAAATGCCGATGATTTTCAGCGCCTATGTGATATTCAGACTCAGGCCAAGAAGAGGTATGCCAAGGATAATGTAGAGGCTGAGAGGTTGAGAACGAAGAAATGGCAGGAGGAGAATCCTGAAAAATTTAAGGCGTCTCATCGAGCCAGCAGGGAGAAACACAAGGAGAAGCGTTATCAGATGACTCGTGATTGGAGGGAGAGGAACAAGGAGCACTTGAGAGCGTATTATGAAACGAACAAAGATCGAAGCCGGAAGAATCTCAGGAGATGGGTAAAAGCTCGATATGCAGCAGATCCACAATACGCTTTAATTGTGAAAGCCAGAACTTTGATTCGTCACGCATTTAACCGTTTCGGTTTCAAGAAAAAAACCAAAACTGAAGAACTTCTTGGCTGTGACTGGGAAACTCTCAAGCGGCACATTGAATCTCAATTCTACGGAGGAATGACATGGGAATCATTTCAGCAGAAGAATCATATTGGAACCTCTATGGTAGAGATTGACCATATTATTCCAATTTCTTCCGCCAAAACCGAAGAAGATGTGATGCGACTCTCGAACCATAATAACCTGAGGCCATTGTGGTGGTGGGAAAATAGGGATAAGCGCGACAAGATTCTATAAGTAGTCTAACCAACAAAAAATTCTATTGACATGTCAGCTTACGGTGCAAGTATGCCCGTGAGCTAAAAAACGCTGCCCGCGTTCCTAGAGGCTCGTAGGTGAAAGGGCAAATGAGCTAACAATCCACTCTGGCTCGGAGCGGGACAATCTGGACGCCGCTGGCATTTCTGCCAATCGGAGAACGTCTGGAAATCAAGTTCTTCAACTCATCCTAACTGACGCTTAATAAGCGAAACACCTACGAAAATGGCCTGCACTGACATCAATCAATTCCTAGAGTCGGAATCAAACCGGATCGTCGACGATCCGAGCGAGAAGCAATTCATCAGCAATCCTTGGCAGAACGACTCTATCGTTCCGCGTTCCCGCTGGCCCAATGGTATGGGCGATACCCCGAACTTTCTGACCTGTGAGCGGGCGATGCCGTACGGCTCCGATGTCTCATTCACCACCTACGGCTTCAATGACGGCGGTAGCGGTGACGAAGGCGGTTCTTGCCAGCCTCCTGTGTCCACAATCTATCCTTCGCAGACTCGTCGCTCGATGGAACTCAAGATTGCGGCTGTCGAAAGCCCTCCCTTCTGTATCGAAGATGCTCGTATGAGCTACAACATCGTTCAGCAGGCTGCTGCCTTCATCCGTAACCTTCGTGGATACTCCCGCTACCTGTGGGAAAATCAACGCCGCGATCAGTTCACGGCCATCTGCTCCAACAAGTACGTCGCTGACGCTGGCCTTACGGTCAACTCTGCTTCGTTTGCTACTGGAACGATTGGCACCCTGAAGCGCGAGATGCTTGATTACATCCGCTACAGCCTCATCCGCAATGGAGCAGACATTCAGAACGGCCTTTCCGTCAACAAGATGGGTCAGCCTCTTCTGCCACTCGTCCTCTCCGATGAAGCTCAGCAGACGCTCGCTACCGATGGCGTGACCATCCAGAACATCCGCTGGGACTCCGAAAAGGTCCGTGCGCTCAACAATGCCCCTGGTTCCTTTGACAGCCTCAACGGCTTCAAGATGACCATCGACATCGCTGCTGCTCGCTGGAATCTTGTCGGTGGTGCTTGGGTGCGCGTTCCCTTCATGCTCCCTGCTACCAACAAGGGTGATCCTGCGAACGTCAATCCAGCCTACTTCACGGCTCAATACGAAGATGCGATCATCGCCACCAAGCAGGTTGTGAAGTTTGCGATTCCTGATTCTCAGCTTTCCGCTGGGGAAATGAAATTCGCTCCTCAGGACTACCTTGGCCGATTCAACTGGATCAACAAGTATGACCGCACTTGCAACGTGGACGAAAACATTGGCTTCTTCCGTGGCAAGTTTGCCTACGGTGCTCAGCCAGTGATTCCTGAATACGGTGCAATCCTCCGCTTCCGTCGCTGCCCAACCAACTGGGTTGTGAACACCGCTTGCTCTTAATTGAGTAAAACCACTTGAGGCGGGGTTAGTCTAAAAAACTAGCCCCGCCTTTCTTGCATACACACCAAAACTCTGCTAATAGCTAATTGCTTATGAAACTCTCTTTTACCTCACCTGAAGGCTGGCAAATGCCAGAAGACGCAACACCCGGACAGCCTTTTCAAGCTGTTGGAACATTCCTCGCCGATGAAGACGGCAACATTACTTTGACTGCCATTGATGGAACTGAAATTCCCGTCATGGAAGATGAAGAGATGGAAGATGAAGGAATGGAAATCGAAGTGACGATGCCTGAAAAAGAAATGTCTGAAGAAGAAGACATGATGGATCGCGCTAAGAAAATGGGCGTCTTCAAATAACCA